TGGCTTCTTGCCATTCTTCAAGTTTCAATTGTTGTGTTTCTGACATTTCAAACTTCATAATTTAAATATAAGTAAAAAATTTTATCCGTCAAATTAGTTATGAAGAATTGTCACCATGAATGGATATTCAACAACCTGACCGTTTAAATTTATTGCAACGATACCATAGTACACTCCATCAGGAATGTTGGATCCATCCCAATCATTATTGTATTGATTAGTTTGGTAAATTGTTCTACCCCACCTGTTTTTTATAATTACAGGTCTGTGATCATATAACAATAAGTTTCTAATTACAAATCTATCGTTCATCCCATCCAAGTTGGGTGTTACGATATTTGGTATTGTAATCAACGGTGGTTGAGGTTTTATACAACTTACCCAATTACTCTCACTTACATATGGTAAATTTTCAGCAACTACTTTGATGTCATAGGTCCCCACATCCAAAGTATCCGATACCATACAATAAGTTGTATCAACTAAAGGTTGATCATTCCATTTTACCCATTGGTTTTGGTAATTAATATACACATCATAAAGGGGAAACACCCATCCGTTATATGAGTTCCAAACCAAACAAACCGAATCACAAAGACCGTTTGATTTCAAAAGAATTGAATGAATTGAATCTGATGGACCAAATACAAAACTATTAAACCTGAAATCAATTTTATAATCATACACTAGGTTATCAACATCAGTTGCCGTCAAATCATCATAATATAATTGTTTCCAATCCGTAACCACCTGACGAAAAGCATACTGAGTTCCATCCCAACGATAAATTCCATACCCTTCAAAGTAAGTTGTGTCAAAACTACTTGAGTCAATAGACCACTCAAGTCTTGTGTGATTGTCATCAACAACTGTTACATTCTCAAATTTCCAAATAGGATCAAAACAATCATCTACTATCAATACCAAAGTATCAAATTCGTCCATTGGGAATCCACACTTATTAGTCAAAGTATTTCCATCATTACCAGTTTTGGAGTAGAGAAAGTATCTACCATTCACCAACAGTGGTTTGAATAAATGTACGGTAATTTGTTCTGTTTCATTATTTACATCACATGTTGCCGATAATCGTTTGATAGGAATTGGTTGGCCTAATGGATTAGTTAATCGAAAATCAGAACCATCCTGCGCAATTGATTCACAATCAATTTTTACCACAAAATTTAGTTCAACCAATGAATCACCACAATTATAATCTACCGCAGGTAGCATGGTTAAACTATCCAAATATTGACCCGGATAATTATAATCCAAGATAACACCTTGAGTTGCTAATGCTGAACAGTTTGCGGATATCGTAATCATCATATCCCTTGATGAGGATCCAACAGGATACCAAACAAACCAAGTGGAGTCGTACCTGTATTCAGTAATTTTTACACTCATCACATCTACCTCTTGTGTTGTTGGTAGAAATGTAATTGTCCCTGTTTTTGGATTTATATTGAAAAATGTAGATGTTACGGGTTGTGTCGCCGAAAATCCTGGATCGAACGGTATGTTAGTTTGAGTTGGGTAAACCCCTTCACGACAGTTAATCATTTGGTAGTGAATACTATCACCATCATACTCAACGCTATTCTGAGCCCAGTTGAAAGTTTTGTTGACACAAAATGCTCTTACAGGTTCAGAAACAAATATTGGTGATGAATTGTTACCATTGGTATTGTTAAGATCCGCATCGAAGAAAAAACCATCATTACCAAATGAACCGTTAGATGTAAAAATGTTAGTGATATTTCCTGGCCGACAACAATCTTCCCACCAAAATTTGAAGGTAGGACAAACACCCGGTAGAACTACAAATCCTCGGTATGTATAAATCTCAAATGTTCGGGTTCCTGGTGTCCCCGGTGTCACACAATCAAATAGAGTGGGTGCCAATAATCCCGAACCTGCTTGGAGGGTCATCGGTATATTTTGATTTGTGAAACATGTAGAACTAACCGTAACGTCGGTTGTCAATGGCATCCCAATACCACTTACATCTCGGTATAGTCTAAGGATTACTTTATAGTGGTTATTGATTCCCGTGGAATCTCCGATGTATTTGTATTGAATATCTCCTCCAGCATAGTGGGATGCAAAAGATAAAAATGGTAATAAAACCAATAAGAGTGTAATAAGTCTTTTCATATTGTTAAGTATAAGACAAAAACCACAAACAAAAAAGGGTCCCGAGGGACCCTTATAATAAGTGATTCCATCCGAAGGATTGAGATTCACTTAACCCGAGAGTAATCCTCACTCTCACGAGGGTTGAGTTTATGGAGTCTCAACTTTCCTTTTGGAATACCATACCCCATCACTTAAATGAGAAAGGATCCCGAAGGACCCTTTCAATAAACCAGTTTCTATAAACACTCGACCGAGTACAACTTTGATAAAACTCCTCGTGTCCAGTTGATACTTGATCAACACTTCAAAGGTAAGGCAAAATTATTTACCCACCAAATCTTTTTCACCAATATCTAAAATAAATCTTGCCTGGTTTGGATTATTGATACCAAATAAATCTTTATTATTATCCAAAAATGTAATCATGTTTAGAGTAATTTTGTTTTCAGTCAATTCTTCTATTTGTAAAATCATTTGAGGGCGTGACAGACCCTTGATTCGTCTAACCGCAAATCTAATCTTCTTGGGATCGTCTTTATCTATCAATCTGAAATTTTTTCCTGATTGAAAATATTTTTTCACGATTTGAGGGATTGATTCTTGGATCAATTTAATCATGACCCTGTCTTCAGGTATTCTTTTTTTTTCACCTCGTAATTCTTCCGTATGTGGACTTTTCCATACTTCAACATCTATACCATCGATCGTCTCGTATACAATTAAATCCGAATCATCATGGATGTATTCCATAATCAGTGACTTGATGGTCGAAAGAAGTCTCATAACGATAAATATAAATTAAAAGAAAAAACCCCCACCTTTTCAGGTGAGGGTTCAGGCAAACTCTGAGACTACGAGTTTTAGGTGACCAGTCTTCGGTGGGATTATGACTTCCCCACTCGGTCCACCTCCGTTGCCGAAGGTAACCAGTCAGTGTCGGTAATTTGAGTCTACCACTCTTTTCGTTGATACCAACTCGACTGATACTCCTATCTCTTTAGCCTTGCGAGCTAACTAAGGGATGGCCGTCCCACGAGTAGTTTCACAATCAACATCGATGGACTTGCGGTCCGATCAATGCCTTCATTAGTCCGATGACTTGAAGGATTAGACACCTTTCAATATCAACGCCCGAAGACTTTTGCTTGTACAATTGAATATCATTCATATTGATATGTAGCTTTGTAGAAGAATGAAAGATGTGCTTCGGGAGAAGTTCCATTCCTTTTGGGAACAAAATGCTTCACACCTCTCTGTGAACCCGCCAGTTCACGGTCAGTTAGGACTACGTTGGGTTTGAACCCTTGGTAACCCCTCAGACTGGTACTCAGCTTTACAACATCCAGCGGGATGTCTCAAACCGTCACCTGTACCTTTTCCTATTGATGTCACCATCTCAACCCCGATTCTCTACAAAATCGGAGTGGTGTCCTCCCCTCAGCACTTGCCGTCAGGGTCTTCACCGTAGGTACTTTGTTTAGTTGTCAAGACCTTGGTCCTGCGAGACTACTCGGGTCGCTAAACCCTTTTGTCCCCTTTAGTCCCATCACTGGGGTTATCTTATGTGGACGCTAAACCGCCCATTGCTAAACCAACTTACTTTTAGGGGGGTAATGTTGGCGATTTAAAGAACGTTCGAGGTTTTACCCTCAATTGGACTACAAAGATACAACGAATTTTTGATCCGTCAATACCCTTACACAAAAAAAAATAATTATTTTGGTGAAATGATAAATACTTGTTTATTAACCAAAAGTCTAAATTTCATTTTTAATTTTTTGGAATATTTGCTCCATATTTTTCATTCTCTTAGGATTGTCTCGGTAAATTCGTAAGAAGTTTTTGAAAAATCTGTCTGGGTTTTTCCTTATTTGTTGAATAATAAACGGAGACATCGTTTCACCTCTTGATCCAAATGTTTTCTGTATATCTTGTTCCACACCAGTTTTGTAGATTTTATTTTTTTCGTTGACCAAACTACGTCCTAACTCTTGCGATAATTTCTTCATTTTTTTCAAAATATAAGATGCCTTTTCTATCCTAACGTCTAAGTCTTGTTTAGTTTCACGAGTACCTTTTCCTGTGAGCTTATCTCTCTCGTCATGGAGTTTTTTTAGTTTATTCTCAAATCTACTAATGTCAGATAAAACAAATTTATTTCGGGCTTCCAATTCCATTTCTTTTGTTATGGACGCATATTTGTTCAATTTTACCAACTTATATTGGTACTCCTTATTTCCATCAGAAAGTGTATCAACTTCTCTAATAATCTTACCAACGACCTCATCCATATCATTTTTTATGATGAAGTAAGTTTTACCGTTAGTTTGATCATCATTTTTAGTGATTTTGTATTTGTATCTTTGTAGATTTTTAAGATATTGTGGAAATTTGAGAGTAAATACGTCTGTTGGTATTTTGGATAAATTTCTGACACCTAATATTCCATTATTCAGATTTACATTATCGGACATTATTTCCTGTATAATCTGATTGACAATATCTTCTTGTTTATATTGATAAACTTTGATTTCATTCTTATCACCAAGAGTTGAAAATACAAACCAATTTATTGGTCCGAAAGAATCATCATTGTTCAATATCTTATAGAGTAGATTTTTTGCTTCAGACTTATCAGGGATGTTAGATATTTTAAATAAAATATTATTGAGATTTTCCCTCATAATTCTAGGAGGAATACTCAAATATCCGAATTTTTTACGATTTTCAGGATCTTTGAAGAATCTGTCAAAACTACTTGTTACACCTCCCAAGGGAATAGAACCATTTGGATCAAACTTTTCATTAAATTTGATAGATAAATTTTCGTTTCCAACTTTTACATCGGTCTTATTATCTTTTTCTGTCCTTTCGTTGTTTGTCACTTCTCCTCCAAAAATTCCTGCGATCAAACCCTCAAAAGCTTTTCCTCTAAATGTCACAGAATCAGGATTTTGAATTACATCGGAATACCATTGCATAAACCTTTCAACTGATTCAGGTTTGTATTTAATATCCTCACTCTCAACTCCGGGTAATACAAAATTACCGGTACCACCTAATGTTTGAAAATCTTTACCATATTTTTTTAGAGCGGTTCTCATAGCAGCAGCTGTTGCACTTGGGCTAATATTAAACGGAGCAATTCTACCAATATTTTTACTATATTGGTCATCTACATCATTTTGATCTTGTTCTAAGATTATATATTTGAGATACTCAAGAAGTTTCATCTCAATAAATACTTCGTATTACCCTTAATCTTCGTCTTCCAAACTTTCAGAGAAGGATTGAGGCTTATTTATTTTTGGAGTTTCCTCATCATCGTCCCAATATAAGACCTTGTAGGATTTTTCTGACATATTATAAGTGTTTTGAAATTAAACTTCTGAATGGTTCACTCATTGGCAAAGGTAATTCATTTTTTCCAAAGTAACCGCATTCGGTATGTTCATCCCCATCAATTGCTGAGTTCAAATCAGGAATTATTTTTTTCTCTAAATTATTTTTGAAGATATAAAGAACACCTTTGGTTTTGGTACCTTCTCTGTTATGTCTTTTTACTACCCCAATAAAGTCAAGTTGACCCTCAATATTCAAAGCGGTTTCTTCATAAAATTCCCTTTGAGCTGCTGATATGGGACCTTCTCTTGGTTCAATTTTACCTGCGGGTATACTCCATTCACCAGGTAAACTACCTTCTGAATTCCTTTTACATAATAGACACTTACCATTATTTATGACAAGTATTCCAGCAGCTTTCTTCATATACTATATTTATCTACAACTATGGTAATTTCAATTAACGATAACAAATTTTCTTGTGTGGTTGTATATACCCCAAACAAAATAATGGAGGGTATGATGGGTAAAACATTTGACGGGTTTGACGGTATGTTATTTATTATGCCTGAAGATACCTTACAGAGTTTTTGGATGAAAAATTGTATTGTATCAATTGATATGGTATTCATAAGTGACAATGTTATTGAGGACATTTCACCCAATTGCCCTCCTTGTAAATCAGATTCTTGTCCAACTTATAACGGTAAGGGTGGATTTGTTTTAGAATTACCTGGTGGAACGTGTCGTTCAAAAAAGATAAGAATTGGTGACGAAGTTGTTTTTGAATAAATAATTCACTAACTTTGTGGTATGAAACTGCCACAGATCTATTACTACTACAAAAAAGACCTTGACCTGAAAGCAATTTCCTATTGGAAATTGGGTTTTTATTCCTCCTTGGCGGTGTTTGTTGTTTTTATGATAGCCTACAGCTATGGAAGGATCGATCAAATCAGAAATCTGTCAGACTTAGAGAAGGATATTTTGATTGTTAATATAAACAGTCGAAATGAATTCGATCAAGATAAATTAGTGGTCATGTTGAAGGATCTAAATGTTCGCTTCCCTCACATTGTTGTTGCTCAATCTCGTTTAGAAACGGGTGGTTATAGATCAAGAATTTTTAAGGAAAACAATAATCTGTTTGGTATGAAACAAGCTACGGTTCGTGTGAATACTGCATCGGGTACTCAACACAATCACGCATATTATGATACTTGGCGAGAAAGTGTTTATGATTACGCTTTTTATCAAACACGATACCTTAGTGGTGCTAAGACTGAATCTGAATACCTATATGTTTTGGGACAGAGTTATGCTGAAGATCCAAATTACGTTACCAAACTTCATAACGAAATTAAAAAAGGTAACTTACGAAGCTTGTTTTGATTCCTCAATCTTTTCTTTGAGTTTTGAAACAAACTCTCTCTGAAGCATCTTGACAAACTTGATGTATGGTGCATCATCAGCCTCGGGATTGAATCTATAAGGATCATCATTAGGACGAACAGCTCTTCCTAAGTAGTTCAATCCTGAGATATTAGTAATACATTTGTGACCCCCTGAGTTTGCTTGGATCAAATCCCAAGCACTTACTGTAACACTATCCAAAACACTGAACTGTGATTCACTCAACCCTTTGTACGGGAGTTCCATAATCTTCTCAAGATTATCCAAAGCCTTATCACCGTTTGGTCTTTTTTTCAGCTTATCACCATATAATGCATTGAAGTCTTTGAAGGTAAATCCGACAGACTCAGGATTTATTTTGGACTCGGATACATATTTTATGGTCGATAGTGGCACTTTTTTTTCTTTGAGTTGTGGTTCCCATTTACTCAAAACTTCCTGGGCTATGTCACCCAAATTAACACCTTTCAATTCCCTTTCTTTTTTGAAGGGATTACAAGAGGCCTGTAATAAACCTAACGGCCAAGCAATAACTAAGAAGTCAGCCTCAGGGTTGTTCTTGAATGGTGTATATCTATCATAGGATCCTGGTTTCATCATGTTTCCTCCACCGTACTGAACGATGATACCATCATCGGACATTACATCTCTTGAATTCGTCATTCTCTGAACATAGTCCTCCTGATTCTTTTTCAACATTTCAGGTGATGGTAATTTTCTATCACCCATCTCAGACTTAATCTGATTTAGAATTGAATATAGACTTGGTTCTGAGTTCATAACTAAATTCTCCAAGAACTTAGGTTTGTTTTTGAAGGCTAACAGAAGTTTGTTAAGGACTAAACCCATAGCAAATTTATTCTGAGTTGCTGACTTATCTTTATCTATACTAAAGATATAATTCATTACCTGTTCAGGTGTTATATCATATTTGGCATAATCTGCAGAATCTACAGTAGATATCAATCTCAAATCAGTTTCAGGAAAAATATCTTTAGGTGATACAATCTGAGAAATTGTTTCTACATTTGATCGGGACGGTCTGAAGGATTTTGCACCAGTTTCTTCAGCACCAGCCTGTCTATCATGGTGATCCGTATGAATTACAAACATTGGTTTTCCGTGTGCAAAATCAACCAATACCGGCATTGTGTCCCCTTGAGCATCCATCTTCTTAACCGAGAATTCTTTGTCTCCGTATTGGATAATTTCAGTATCCACCACATCAATACCATTTGACTCAAGATATTTCTTCATCGCAATTGCTGTGGTAACACCGTCCAAATCTTGGTGAAAATAAATTTTGGCCTTTGGATATCTTTCAGCTAACGCTTTTATATCTCTAAGTCCAGACTCTTTGATGAGTTTTTTCATTTGAACATACCCGAGAAAAATTTGACTAATTTGTCAATTATATCTTCATTGATACCCACTGACTTTAACTTATTCATCGTATTAGGTCCCATCTTACCATCAGCTTCAAGTCCCTCTAACTCTTGAAACTTCCTAAGTGCTTCGATTGTTTTAGGTCCCCAAGCTCCATCAGCAACCAATTGAAACTTTACACCTTTTTTCTTGAAATAGTCATTCAATCCTGATTGGATCTGAAATGTTTCTTGTGGGGAAAGAAAGTATGGTTGTTCTGAAATAATACTCTCAGAGAGATATTGATTTTGGGTTGCCTTGATGTGCATGTTGAGAATTCTTTCTCTTTCGTTTTCGTCTATTCTAAATTTTTTCATGATTAGCTCAATGTTAATAAGTATTTTAGTCTGTTTGTCTCTGCCAACATTTCATCCCTGATATTCAGGATGTCAGAATCTAATGGTTCTGAATAAACATTGTTCAATGAAATCAAAAATTCAATCATACTATTGACGTATTGATCAACGTTAATTGATTTATAGTCAAATTGTGGAATGGTAAATTCACCTCCAAAGTCGGGTCTCCCATGTTTTGCCATACAAACTTCGACAAAACTATCAATCAGGTCAGACAATTTTTCATATATTTTTCCAAAGGCTTTATGTTCAGAATGAGACATAGTCTGCCAATGAAAAATTCTCATTTGATTTTCCATTGCCAATAAGTTGATAATGATTTCATTTGTCATAATTTACAAAGGATTTAAAGGTCCGAACAACATATCAGTCAAAAAGTCTTGAGGTTGTGACTTTTGATTTGCATTAGTGGATTGATTAGTTTCAGGTGTAGGTGTTGATTGTTCAGGTTGTACATTACCGAAGTCATCTTGCCATGATTGTTTTGCTTGGTCCGTCTGTGAGTAATCATTCATTGACTTATTGAATTGTTCTTCGCCCATCTGATTGATAAGTTCATCAGGACCTACAAAATTTGCAACTCCGAGGTAATCCAAAAATGCCGCCCAAAATTTGGTTCTTCTCATAAGACTTCTTGTAGCTTTATTACCAAATAGTCTTGGTATACCACTCATCTTATAATTCTTCATTCCTGCAACCCCCTTAGCACTTGCACCACCTAATTCTCTAAAAAGTCTTCCATCTTTAGATACCGCAGTCTGTACTTGTTTAGCTAGTGTTTGAACTTCTTTAGTTGTCATCGGATTTTTTGCCGCTCTTCTGATCATAGCAGAAGCCTTCTGAGTACCAACACCCATTTTTTCAAATAAAGAAATAAAATCTTTTAGTGTGTTGATAAGACCTGGCATCAATTTACCACCTGGTATCATATCTAACATTTTTTTCACCTTGGGTGCCCAAGTTCTAGCTTTACCAAAAAGATATCTACTTGCCGAAGAACTATTAGCAACTGTCTCCAACATTTTTGTAGCTCTGACCGGATCTGTCTTGGCGATTTTTGCAGCTTGGTTAGCTGTTTTATATAACTTACTACCCTTACCAGCCATCATGATTGGTTTAGCCGCAAGATCACCAATATAAGGTATGACTGAAACAAATGATAACATAGCAAAAAAGGTATCGCCTTGTCTCAAATAGTCCAAACCATTTATTAGATCTACAGCACCTGTTGGATCAAAAATTCCAAGTACATCTCCAATGGCGTTCCACCATTGTGCTTCAGTTAACAAGTCAGGGTTTTCTGTTTCAAGAACGAGTTTGGAAAGTTGACTCTCAGTTACAATTATATTCATATGAATGATATTATCATATAAATACCATTACAATAAAAAAAGTAACCCCCACCGTTGGGTGAGGGCTCGAATTTTACAACTCAATTACTTGTTGTTGTTTTTCTAACACAAATGTATTGACTCGTTTTCGTGCCACTTCACAGTAATTTGGTGATAGTTCAATCCCAATCCATTGACGATCCAAGATCTCGGCAGCCACCAAGGTTGTTCCTGAACCTGCAAAAGGATCAAGTACGATGTCATTCTTATAAGTGAGGATTTTAATGGCTTTGGTTGGAATGTCCATTGAGAATGTTGCTTTTGTCATACTCTTGGTATCGGCAAAGTATTTCCACTGACCAAATACCAAATCAATAAACTCACGTTTTTGTTCGTCGGTGTAGAAGGTTTTAGGTTTCATAACACCATTTTTATCTTCTCTTTCTCCGAGTTCACCAACCCACTCAGGTTCACCTTTTACTTTTTTGATATGATGTTTCTTATAAGCTAAGATTACACATTCTTTTGGGTTATAGATATAAGGTGCTGATGGTGACATCCATGATCCCCACGCAGTTGTACGACTTCGGTGTGGAGACTCTTCTTCCAAGTCCACAACCCCGAAGAATTTGTATCCGATTTTTTTCATAATCTGCCATACCTCACTTATCATAAAGATACGACCACCTTTATCCTGACGGTTGATCTCGTAAGGGATGTTCAAACAGATACGTCCGTCATCTTTCAAAACACGATAGGCTTGTTCCATCCACGCATAGGTGAATTTCTCATACTCTTCCCACACCATATCATCTTGGTGAACATCATATTCAATACCCACTCCATAAGGAGGTGAGGTTACAATTAAATCAATTGATCCCTCATCGAGGGTCTTCATCACCTCGATACAGTCACCGTTGATAATATTTTTTATTTTCTTTTCCATTATTTTAACATTTCTATTATAAAGTATAGTAAGAATATGGGCCACAGTAAAACCATACCAAACCTCTGAGGCATCGTCATTGGTTCCATGCTGGTCTTTATTGCCGCCATTTCAATAAACATACCGAAACACATTCCTATTATAAGGTACCAAACCATTTATTTATTCTTGAGAAGGTGAATTTTTCTCTGAAGGTACCACAGAGCCTTTTCCAAATCCTGAATCTCTTTATCTGTTCCTTTCTTACCTGCTCTAGCAATATACTTGAAGGTATTTCCAAGATGAAAGTCCATCTCAAGAGCTTCAATAACTTTGATTACCTCATAGGTGTTTTCTACCCCACCATAGTGCTGGGGGTGATTTACATATTCATATGATTGTTGTTGTTCAGACATTTTCTTAACATCTGATCTTAAAATAGTTTTTAGTTCAAAATTTCCTTTGTTTTCAGACATTTTCTTTTAGTGTTAGTACGGGACAATAATACGTTTTCCAAGTCGGGTGCCAGTAGAATCGTGATTCGGATAATTGTTTAGATGGTGAGTCAATTTTGGTAAGAGGTAATTCCTCAAAGGCAATATTACACGTTGAATTCAATATGTCAAATTCGTAGTCGGTCATGTGTAATTCTTTTTCATCATCCCTTGGGTTATTGAAGAATGAATATATTCCTCCACCATTCAAGATGTTGGGTATGTAGTCGTGGAATGCATCAATCTCCTCGTCCCAAGTGTCAATAAAAACCCCATCGAACTTTGGTAGGTAAGGGAGATACCATCTCCAATCACCCAAAAGAATTCTTACATTTTTTTTCAGATGCCACCCCTGTTCAAACATATGTTGATATACATCGGGATGGACCTCAATGATCCAATGTTCATCAACATCATATTTTTGGATTTCGGAATCGATGATCCCCATCCCAAAACCAACGTTCAACACTCTACCTTTATTTCTACAGATGATCTCAGCACTTTTTTCCATGATGGGTCTCTCCCATTCCATCATAACAGAGTTACCATCAGAATCCATCAATCTACCATCTTCTGTGTAGGTCAAGGATTCATTCAGATAAAGTTGGGATAATCCATCATCCATTTGATTCTTTGAGTTTGTAGTAGTTATTGGCAAAACAACTCTCCTCAATTACATTCGTACTCAGAAGTTCGTCGATGATTGTTTTTACTTCTTCGCGAGAAACTTTCAATACCCTATCAGCAATATGATATATGTGACAGGGAATTGTTAGTTCCTTTTGAAAAAGTTTTTCAGTTTTTTTATCCATGATGTCTCTTCGTACATTTTTTTTCTTACATAAGAACCCAACATCATATCGTTGGGACGGTCAATAACCTCTTCTTTAGTTATTCTTACGGTTTTTCTTCTCATCATTTTTCTTACTAGCCTTGGTCCGTTTAGGAGCTTCCTCACCTTGTGGGGTCTCGACGACATTTGTCTTAGGGTTTGACTTCCATTCTGTTTTGGGAACAAATCCCCAAATAGGATTTTTACCACTTGTTAGGAAATCGGCTTCTTTGTTTTCTACTCGACGGATACTACCGGTCTCTTTGTGTTTGAGAGTTTTCATATAATTTGGTTTTTTCTAAATATAATGAAGATTTGTGGTTTATTCAAGATGGACAATTGACAATACCTTTGATTTGAGTTGTTCTTCAGTTGACCCATTTAGGAACATATAAAAAAGTTCTATAGAAAAAGGATCGGTACAAATTACCGCATCGGCATTGAATAAATGTGAGACCCTTTCACCATTCTTTCGGGTCGATAAAATTACTTCTTTAGTGATGAATCGTTTTCTAAAACCCATTGTCCGTCCGTGTTTAATCTAACTGTACAAATATACGACATATTCCACTCACTTGGTGAAATCATAGATAAAAACTTTGTTCCATCTTTCCTTTTATATAAATGATAAACATATCCCATTATTGGTTCAAATCTAATCTCTGAGGAATATATAATTTGATTGAGATCGTAAAGTTCCATCAGTCTTTGTAACTCTCCTTTGATCTCATTGAACTTTTGATCAAAGAAATGATTTACCTTTGTTCCCGATTGTTGGAGAAACACCGACACGTCCTCTCTTCTGATATTTGGCGCACTGAGGCTAGTACCATAGGCTAATTTGTAGGCGTTATACCCTTCAGTCTCAGAAAAAACTATATGATCGGGTTTTTTTTCACTCATAAACTTTGGGTGAAAAAGGTATGTATTTTTCTCTTGAATAATGGAACCAATGTAGATTCTATCGGGAAGTTTTGGGATGAAAATACTTCAAAAATTGGAATATCCAAAGTTTTGATATTTGAATAATCTTTGATTACCTCTTTGAATGTCTTATCACTTCCATGATATATTAAATTAAATCTTACTGTACTGTCACCTCTTTTTTCA